TAGCTTCAGAGCCACGACCCAAAGAGCTTATACCATCTTCATAGTCTTTACTGTTTGGGTTTAACATCCAAGCCATATGCTTAAGGATTTGTAGGTTATAAACACCGTCAAGGTATTCTAACCTTTCGCCCGTTTCGTGACTAAAAATCATTCCTTTGGGGTCATCCTCAGAAGAATGATGACGAGTAACGAACTCATCAACATATGCTTCTGGAAGCCCAAGATCATCAACATAATAATCTTTAGGCTCAATAGCGTGACCGCTACTAGATAACTCCTTGAAATTCTTTTTAAGGGCTTTGAATACAAGTTCCTTAATAGTATCAGAACCAGAGTATTTCATAATGAACTCCTTTAAAAGAGTTTCAGGGGCGAGCTCATCTCGCCCCCGTTAAAAGAATTACGACTCAATCGTGATCGTAGCGTTGTTAATCGCATCGCTAATCCAATCACGGACATCGTCCTCAGAGAAATTCTCATCGCTGAGTTTATCCTCTAAGTCAGACACTCTTTGAAGGAGTTCGTGAGTAACTTCCCTCTTCTCCTCCAACTTGCGAGCCAGTAGCTCGGCAAGATTATCAAGTGCCCTATCGATATCTAGATTATTGCTTTCGCTCATCTGAGTACCTTTCCTTTCGGTTGTTATATCCAACCTTGGTAGACCTTTTTCCTTTTCCTCCTATCATGGGCGGCTGGCTTTTTAATCCAGAGGTTGTCGGTCATTTGCTCAACCAAGCTTGAATATAATTATATTAGTAAAGATAAAAGATTATCTTTTATATAGTTAGTTTATCTTTTATTACGATTAATGTGGATAACTTTTTTATCCTATTTATTATTATACGTGAGCCCAGTCCTCCTTGTTAAATCTTTTTTATATTTAATTATCGTATCTTATTCGTTGGCCTATCCTTTTCACGTGAAAAGAAAAGAGCAGGGAGGACAGGTCAGCCCTCTTCCTCCTCTTCCCCTCTTCCCTTTTGAGTCCCGAGCGTTTTCCAAAATCCGAAATGTTTTTTAAAGGCCCCCCGCCCCCCTTTTTAGGCCCCGTGGTTTTGTGGTGACGGTCCTATAGTCTGTTTTACAAATACAAAGAGTATGATAATGTTACGGAATGAATAAACCATCAGCTGAAGAATTAAAGCTGTTGCTCCGTGAACAGGAATTAAAATTACAAGCAGCAGCTCAAGATAACTTTTTAAATTTTGTTAGGGTAATGTGGCCAGATTTTGTCAAAGGCCCCCACCACTCAAAAACGGCCGCCAAGCTTCAAGAATTAGCGGACGGCAAAATAAAAAGATTAATTGTAAACATGCCGCCCAGGCACACAAAGTCAGAGTTTGCATCATTTTTGTTTCCTGCTTTCATGATGGGAATAAATCCCAAATTAAAAATTATACAAACAACACACACCGCGGAACTCGCTTACCGGTTCGGTCGTAAAGTCAGAAACTTAATGGGAACTGGAGAATATAAAAATGTTTTTGAAAATGTAAACTTAAGTGCAGACAGTAAAGCAGCGGGACGTTGGGAAACAAACTATGGTGGAGAATATTTTGCTGCGGGTGTTGGTGGTGCAATCACGGGCCGTGGTGCGGATCTCTTGATTATTGATGACCCTCACTCGGAACAAGATGCGCTGTCCGAGACAGCCATGGATAGTGCGTATGAGTGGTATACCTCTGGACCTAGACAACGTTTACAGCCAGGAGGTAGAATTCTTATTGTTATGACACGTTGGTCTACGAAAGATTTGACTGGTCAGTTGATGAAAGCACAAACAGAACCCAAAGCAGATCAATGGGAAGTTGTAGAGTTCCCTGCTATTTTGCCAAGTAATGAACCTATTTGGCCACAGTATTGGAAACTAGAAGAATTGGAAAGTGTTAAGGCTTCCTTGACAGAACAGAAGTGGCAAGCACAGTGGCAGCAGAATCCTGTTTCAGAAGAAGGTTCCATTATCAAAAGAGAATGGTGGAAGATTTGGGAAGAAGAGGACCCGCCTGAAATGGTACACATCATACAAAGTTATGATACCGCCTACAGCAAAAAAGAGACCGCCGACTTTTCAGCAATATCGACCTGGGGAATATTTTATCCAAAAAATTCATATAAGCCTCATGCGATATTGATGGATTGTAAAAAAGGCAGATGGGATTTTCCCGAGTTAAAAAAAACAGCAATGGAGGAATACAGATATTGGGATCCCGAAACGATTTTAATTGAAGCAAAAGCAAGTGGTATGCCACTAACAGATGAGCTACGTTCAATGGGAATCCCTGTTGTTAACTTTACACCGAGCAAAGGAAATGATAAACACGTTAGAGTCAATTCTGTTGCACCTTTATTTGAAGCTGGCATGGTATGGCGTCCAGATGAAAGATGGGCAGAAGAGATGGTGGAGGAGTGTGCGGCTTTTCCATTTGGGGAACATGATGATTTAGTAGACAGCATGACCCAAGCTATGTTAAGGTTCCGCCAAGGTAATTTTGTGGTGCACCCAGAAGATTATGAACCGGAGCAATTAGCAATAGGAATGCAACGAAATTATTATTAGGAGGCCACATGGCAGAAAAAGGATCATCAAGAGTAGCTCAACTTTTAGATTTATTGAGCGATGCTATATCAGGTGATGATGATGATAAAATTATAGAAATTGAATCAGAATTGTTTAGTATTAATCCAACGCTCCTTGAACCGCGAAAAGGAAAACGTGGTGGACTAATCACGCCTCGTGGATTTAAAAGAATGAAAAAAGGTAAACGAACTAAAACAAGGATTACATAATGGCCGTTGATAAAAAGATACAAGCAATACCAAACTTTAGAGAAGTTGATGGACCTAATCCAGAAGTAGAGGTTATGTTGGAACAAGGAAGAATGGGCCCTGACATTGACATTATTCAAGAAGAAGACGGCGGCGCTACTATTGATTTTAACCCAAATAAGGCAGGATCAACAGGAGATTTTTACGAAAACTTGGCAGACATTCTCTCGGAAGACGATTTAACCTCTATATCTACCGACTTAGTTGGTGATTTTAAGATGGATCGCGATTCACGGTCCGAGTGGGAAGATTCATATGTTAAAGGATTAGATCTTTTAGGGTTTAAATACAATGAAAGATCGCAGCCTTTTCAAGGGGCTAGCGGTGTAACGCACCCATTATTAGCGGAATCAGTTACACAATTTCAAGCACAAGCATTTAAAGAGATGCTTCCTCCTCAAGGTCCGGTAAAAACGGCAATTTTAGGAGTTGAAACACCAGAAGTTATCGCGCAAGCGGATAGAGTACAAGATTTCATGAATTATCAGATTACAACAGTTATGGAAGACTACACTCCAGACATGGATCAATTACTATTTCACCTACCTTTAGCAGGTTCTGCTTTTAAAAAAGTGTATTATGACGGAAATAAGGCACGATGTGTGTCAAAATTTGTGCCAAGTGAAGATTTAGTCGTTAATTATATGGCTACAGACTTAGAAACAGCGGAAAGAGTAGGCCAAATTGTTAAAATGAACCGAAATGAGCTTAGAAAACTACAAAATTCAGGGTTTTATAGAGATATTGAGGTAGAAGAGAGCGATGAAGAGAGCAAAATACAGGCAAAATACGATAAAATAGAGGGAGTAGAGAAGACAGAATATGCAGATAACGCATATACTCTCTATGAAATACATTGCAATTTGGACATACCAGGGTTCGAAGATAAAGACGCAAAAACTGGGGAAGAAACAGGTATAGAGCTGCCATACGTTGTTACAATCGATGAAGGCTCAGGAAAAGTATTATCAATCTACAGAAACTACAAAGAGGATGACCCTCTTAAAAAGAAAATACAATATTTCGTTCACTACAAGTTCCTTCCTGGTCTTGGCTTTTATGGTTTTGGGCTTATCCATATGTTGGGGGGCCTATCACGAACGGCTACTGCCACGCTTCGTCAACTTATTGATGCGGGAACATTATCAAACTTACCAGCCGGTTTTAAGGCAAGAGGTTTACGTATCCGAGACGACGATAGTCCTTTACAGCCAGGAGAATTTAGAGACGTAGACGCACCGGGTGGCGCGATCCGTGATGGATTGATGCCCTTACCTTATAAAGGACCGGATCAAGTTTTATTTCAACTTTTAGGTTTTTGTGTAGACGCAGGAAAACGTTTTGCTGCTGTGGCGGACATGAAGATTGCGGAAACAAATACAAATGCTCCAGTTGGCACAACGTTAGCTATGATGGAACAAGGCGCGAAAGTTATGAGCGCTATTCATAAACGATTACACTACGCACAAAAAATAGAATTTAAATTATTAGCTAGAGTTTTCAGTACAAGTTTGCCAGGGGAATACCCTTATCAAGTTGTTGGTGGAAACCAGACAGTTAAACAAACAGATTTTGACGACAGGATAGATGTCGTTCCCGTGTCAGATCCAAATATGTTTTCAATGTCACAAAGAGTGGCAATGGCACAGTTACAATTACAACTAGCTCAAAGTAATCCTGAGCAGCATAATTTGCAAGAAGCATACCGCCGTATGTATCTTGCATTGGGAGTGGATAACATTGAGGCGCTTCTTCCTCCCCCGCCTCAACCACAACCAACAGATCCAGGACTTGAGAATTCTATTTCATTATTAGGGAAACCCCTCAAAGCATTCGAGGGTCAGGATCATCAAGCACATATTGAAGCACACCGTGCTTTTATGTCAAGCATGTTAGTTAAAAGTAATTTACCAGTGATGAGTATTTTGCAAGCGCATATATCAGAACATGTATCATTGATGGCGAGACAAACTGTAATGGAACAAATGGCTCCTCAAATGCAGCAGATGCAACAAGATCCTCAAGCGCAACAACAAATGCAAATGCAAATAGAAGCGGCTATTGCAAAACAAATTGCTGAGATGACAAACAACATGGTTGCCGAAGAACAAGAAATGATGGAAGGCATGGGTGAAGATAGTCTTGTTGAGTTACGTAAAAAAGAATTAGATCTTCAAGCAGCAGAGATAAGACGAAAAGAAAAATCAGATGAGAATCAAATGGCTTTAGATTTACTAAAAGTAAAACAAAAAGAAAAGCTACAGGATGAAAAGATTGACTCTACTGAGGATATTGCTCAACTTAGAGCCGCTGTAACTTTGGAGAAAATGAATGCCGCAAGACGATCTTAAAACTAGTAAACATACTGGTTACGATATTTATAGAAGTGTTCGTGACCGTATAGATACGGAAAATTTAGACGCTGTTGAATTTGCTGCATCTTTAATAAATGTTGCTAAAATCCTACTTCATGAAGAAATGCCGTCGGATCAAGCAGAAATGTTATTTGATTTAATAAATAAATCTTTTTTAATTGAAAAAAATAATGTAACGTATCATTAATGAAAAAAAGATTAAAAACAGTACCTAAATCTAATAAAGGACTTAAAAAACTACCTACACTTGTTCGTAATAAAATGGGTTTTATGAAAAAAGGTGGCATAGCTAAGTCTAAAAAGAGAGGATAATATGAAATTTAAAAATGCAAAAATGACTACTGTCTCTGCAAAAAATCCTTTTCCAACAATGAAAGTCGGATCTGATGCTGCAATGACTTTCCCTTCTTTTGTTGTAAAAAACAACAAAGGCGCAGGTCCAAAAGGTCAGACAAGCAAAATGCAAATTAAAAAAGTAGCATTCAAAGGCGTAAAATAGTATAATCCCCACTTTAACAAAGGAGGTTCTATGAACTTACTAAAAGATCTATGGTCACACATTAAAGAGTGGAGTGACTGGCAGATGAAAGATTGGATCAAGGCCGCTATTGTAGCGATCGTTGTTATCTGGATAATTAGCTGGATGACAGGCGGAGCAGCATAGTGCTACAAGCTCTCGGAGGACTACTAGGCGGTAAAGGCGGAGCCTTAAAAACTATCGCAAAAGTTGTCGACGAGATTCATACATCAGAGGAAGAGAAATTAGATAAAAAAATATTGATGCAACGCATTCAACAAAAGCTTGCAGAAAAGCAATTAG